GATTTTATCCATGAGCAAAAACAGAAAATATCACAGATTGAAAGATATTTAGATAAGGAGCAAGCATGAAACACATTATAGAAATTGATTTAAAAGAGGGGCAGAGCGTCCCACGTGCGGAGGATATAGCTAGGCTCACCGACCCCGATTGGCACGCTGATTGGTGGCATATAGACGATGTGCAGAGCTGTTACAACTCAGAGGAAGACCCCGAAGAGCTAAACCTGACAGATGAGGAAGCGAGAGAGGTTCTCCGCTTAGCTGAAAAATACCATAATGCAGAGAATGGGCTTAACTGGGAAGTGCTCTTCGCATGGGTTGAGCATGTCAAACAATTACGCAAGGAGACAGCATGAACATCACACTAACACTAGAGCAATATGACAAATTACGCAGGCTCTCAAACTTTGCCGATTGGTATCTAGATGACCAAGAGCCAAGTGGCGAACAATACGAAAGCGACAAGGAAGAAGCATTACAGGCTCAGGAAGTTATCCAAGATATCGACGCAAGGATTTCACAGGAATACACCACACCAAAATTCGAACCAGCTCAGGAGGAATTATGAGAACCTTTAAAATTGTTATGGAAATATCCGTAAAAGATAAATCATTGAATTATGATGATTGGATTTATAGAGCCATTGAGGAACAGCTAGAACCTAAAGAGCAGATTCTTGAATATGATATTGAGGAGGTCTTAGAATGAGTCCGATTGGTGCTTACGCATGTATATATTTCAAAGATGACGGGCAAGAGGTTGACGGCTACTATATATCGTTTGGCACATATAGAGACGATGACGAGCACGAGGAAGGCGAAATCTTTGATAATTTCGGGGTGGCTGATAGTCGCATATTCTACTACGCACCCGAAGGAGAAGCCGAACTAGTGGAGTTAATGAAAGACACTCCCCACAATGATTTTAAAATCTTATCTTACGAACTGGAGTATTCATTATGATAGACTTTCACAATACAATTAAGACTGACGCACGCTGGGAAGTGGTGCTAGACTATGAGAATGTGTGGCACGATGGCGACCAGCCACAGACCTACGCAAGCGAGGAAGAAGCATGGCAGGCAATAGACGAGTATTTTAAAGATTGCGAAGAAGCGGTAAAAGAAGGCTTTATGATTGATGTAGACTATGACCTTAACTTTAGAGTGAGACAAATCAAATGAAACATGATATATTTTTTAATACTAAAGATTTACTCATCGAATGGCTTGATGAGAACTTCCCTGATGCTCGTCTTACGCATGTAGAAGCTGATGGGGCAAAATACGACGCTGGAGGCTGTTTGTTAGAAGTGAAGGGCTTACATCTTATTATTGATTTAAACGGCTCAGGAGGGCTTTAAAATGGGTAATTTTGCAGAAGATAGATATTACGAAGCACCATACGATGACGGCTACCCCGATGACTGGGACTGGAAGGTAGAGCAATATGCTTTCGAGATGCTAAACGATGAGTATAACTATCGTGAGCCTCATAACTGGTATGAGGGCTTATCTGAGTGTGGCTATGATGAGTCAGAATATCCTACTCCCTCGCACGCACCTGTGGAGGTTATCGAGAAGGTGTCTGTCTATTGGTACGATATTGCTTTCGCTAAAGCTACGGAGTATTATGAGGAAAATCCTGATGCCGATTAGACCTGTTACGCCTGTAATACCTATACCTTATCAACTACCAAGGAGAAAAGAAAATGACCAACGCACAAGCAGAGATGACAAGCGGAGAAGCTCAAGTAATGTGGGAGGAGTATTGTTATCACAATGCCTTATGTGATATAGTAGAGATGATGGAGCGTCATGGTGAAGGCAAAGTCATCATGGATATTTTAAGCATGTATCGTGAATCAGAAAGAATCAAAAATGGTTGAGAACCTTATACGCAAGGCTAGAGCTTACGCAGAGAAAGATGACTACGTAGTCACACGCACGTTGATTATGCAGCTATGCGATGCCTTAGAAGCTCAGGAAGACACTCGTTCGCATTTGTTTGCTAAGATGCTTAACGATAGTCAAAACTTTGTAGATGCAGAGCGTTATCGCTGGTTGCGTGACGGCTCATGGGACGTGCCTCAAGATGTCATAGCACCTGCTATCGTGCTCTGTGATGGAAAGATGTCTACGCACGTGTGGCTGACTGGCGACCATGTAGATAAATCCGTAGACGCATGGATGTCTAAAGACTTTAAAAAGAAAGAGAAACTATGAGCAAGATTACAGTAGACCTCGACATCGGTATCTGGATGAATGAGAAAGGGCAAATTCAACTCTTCATGGGAGATGACCCTAAACCACTAGAGATGATTCCTTTGATTGACCTAGTACGCATGCAGGTTGATTCTCATAAGGTTAGGCATGACCATCCATTAGACTGGGACGATGTTAAGAAAATGAATAAACTTAAAAAGGCTTTGATGCAGTGCACTGCACTACTTACGCAAGAGATTGTGAATGCTAAGTAAATACTGGGTCATGGATGAGGACGGCATCGCCTTTAGATGGTTTTATACTAAGGCTGAAGCTCTCGCATTCGTTGGCACTAACGCATGGACTATCGAGCTACGCAAAGCACCTAAATTTGAATTTAAGGAGGCATTATTTTGAACAGAGAAGACATTTTATTGGTTATTTTTGCCGTATCTTCTGTGATTGATACTGCTATCAATATTTATAAAGAGTTAATTAAATGATTTACACGTATCAACAGATTGCAGATGAGTTAGGTATATCCCATCAAGCAGTTTGGGAGATTGAAAAAAGAGCTTTACTGAAAATAAGAAACATTTTAATTAAAAGAAACATATTAAAGGAACATTTATTATGACTGACGCAGAATTAAAAGCATTACTTAATCGTGGCGGTATTGGCGAAACATTATATGAAGGTGAAATTGGAGAAACTAATATGCCTACATGGAGAAAATTAGCTAAAGAATTTCAGCAATATTATGAAGTATTTTATTTAACTCAATCTGATGCTAGAGGTTCATTTTTAGATGATAATGCCTGAAAAAGATAGAGCATCCACTTATTCGCCTCAAGAGATGGATTGTGAGTATGTTCCATGGGATTGTGACAACGTCTCAGGAGAGGCTCTAGGAGGCGATGACGATGAAGATGAGGGGTAGGTATCAAATGACTAATAAAACGGCTAAAAACAGCCTTAAAATCGATTTAAAAGGTAGTACGGAGACCCTATGAGATGTTATTGCTGTAATAATCTACTAACTGATTATGAATCAACGATTAAGTCAGTGAATACTAACGATTTTCTTGACATGTGTTTGAAATGTCTAAAAACAGTAAAAACAGACATACTATATAAAGACAGAATAGATTTACTAAGTAGTGAAGATATAGATGATATAGATTACTACTTAGATGATTTAAGTAACTTAGATGATTATTAAGTTATTATTATATTATTAAACTACATTATAAACTAAATAGAGAGAAAATGAGCAATTTAATAAAACATATTCCATGTCTTAAATGTGGTAGCTCAGACGGCAACGCTATCTACGATGATAATCACCAATATTGTTTTGTTTGTGGTCATCACATTAAAGGCGATGGAACAGAAAGTTATGATTCAACACCGAGAAAGAAAAACATGTTAGATATTAAAGGTCAAGTATTGTCGATTAGCGACAGAGGCATTACCAGAGATACTTGCCAATATTACGGAGTAACTCAAGACGAGACTACGCAGTATTATCCCTACGCAGATGCAGAAGGCATTATCGTAGCTACAAAAAATCGTAATGTAGAGCATAAGTCTTTTGGTATCTCAGGCGAGTGGAAGAACGCTGGATTGTTCGGTCAGCAGTTATTCGCTAAAGGTGGCAAAACAGTCACCATCCACGAAGGTGAGCTAGACGCATTAGCAGGTTTTCAGATGAGTGGTAGCAAGTACGCTAACGTGTCAGTACGCAACGGAGCACAAGCAGCTCTGAAGGACGTTAAAGCAGCTTACGAGTGGTTATCTTCCTTTGACAACATCTATATTTGCTTTGATGCTGACGAGCCAGGGGTCAAGGCGGCTAACGAGGTTGCTGAAATATTAGGCAGTAAGTGTAAAATCGTGAAGCATGTCTCAGGGTTTAAAGATGCTTGTGATTATCTTGCAGTAGGCAAAGGAGCAGAGTATGTCAAACAATGGTGGGCAGCAGAACAGTGGACACCTGATGGAATCATCGCAGGCTCTACGCTATGGGAAGAAGTTAATCGACCTGTGGAGAAATCGTCAGCACTCTACCCATGGGCAGGAGTCAATGACCTTACCTACGGTATTCGTCCAGCAGAACTTATCACAGTCACAGCAGGCTCAGGACTAGGAAAGTCTCAGTTCTTGCGTGAAGTCCTGTGGCACTTAATCAAAACAACAGACTCCAACATCGGCTTAATGTTTATGGAAGAGTCAGTACGTAAGACTGCTCGTGGCATTATGTCCTTACATCTAAACAAACCCTTACATTTACCTGATACACCTGTATCGCCTGAGGAGTTAAAGAATGCTTTTGATACAACACTTGGCACTGATAGGCTTTTCTTTTGGGATAACTTTGGCAGTACTGATATTGATAACGTGGTCAATCGTATTCGTTATTTCGCAAAAGCAGCAGACTGCAAGTACGTTTTTCTTGACCATATTTCTATGGTTGTTTCTGCTCAGTCTAATGGTGATGAGCGGAAGTCCATTGATGAGTTGATGACTAAGCTACGTATGCTGGTGCAAGAGACTGGCATTAGTTTGATTGCTGTGTCGCACCTCAAGCGTCCTGAATCTAAAGGACATGAAGAGGGTGCTGCAACATCGCTGTCTCAGTTGCGTGGCTCTGGTTCTATTGCTCAGCTTAGCGACATCGTGATTGGCTTAGTACGTAATGCTCAGCACGAAGACCCTATCGAGCGTAACACGACACGAGTCAGTATCTTAAAGAATCGCTTTAGTGGGCTTACCAGTCCCCATTGTGCTTCATTGCTTTATAACAAAGATACTGGTCGTATGTTAGAAATGACGGAGGAACTATGAAACTATATGAATTAAGAAAAGGTGACTGGTTTAAAATTACTGATGAAGAATTAAAAGTACCTCCAGCACATGATGATGTAAACCTTGATGAGAAATATTGGTTTGGACACATTGATGGAATGTATAGCTACTGCAAAAATAAAGATGGACAGTTATGTCACTTTGCAGCATGGACAGAAGTGGAGAAGGTATGAAAGTAAAGCTACACATAACACACTGGCACAGAGGGGGTGTGTTTCATTGGGGCGACTTACGATTTAATAGTGGCGACCCATATACTAGCTACCGAATTGGCCCACTACTAATACAGGTGAGAAAATGAACAATGAACCAGTAGCGTGGATGTCAAATGGACAAGAGTTTTATGTTCAGAAGAATTACTGCCCTGACTTTATTCCACTCTACATTCATCCAGCAAGTTTAGTAGATTGGTCTTATCAACAGGGATATCAAGTAGGGAAAGAAACCCATCCAGCAAAGACACTAACAGATGAGGAAATATCAGATGTTATCAATAATGAGTTTGTACATAAATTCAATGGCTATGAAATTTGTTTTTTATATGCTTTTGCTAGAGCAATACTAAGAAAGGCACAAGAGAAATGATACCTGCAATGCGTAATGAGAACGCTTCTCATGTAGACTTTGGATTTATGCGTGGGATGATTCCGAGCAATCCTTTCTTTATGCCTAGCAACATTGACATGATTGTGGAGCGTAAGGGTAAGTTTATCTTCGGTGAGTGGAAGCGTGAAGGTGAACAGATGAAGCTAGGGCAAAAGATTTTATTGATGTCTTTGGCTAAATACCATACTGTTCTCTTGATTACAGGCTATTCACAAGGAGACGATACAAACATATCTAAAGTGCAAGTTGTTACCTGCAATGGAAAACTAAATTTAATTGGTAACAAAAAAGAAGATTTAATTAGTTATTTACAAGATTGGTACGATTCAGTGGAGAAATGGGTAAAATGAAACGTGATGGCGGTAAAGGAGATAAGCCAAGACCAATCCCTGACAGGAAGAAGTTTGAGGATAACTGGGATGCTATCTTTAAAAAGAAGAAAGTAAAAGTAACAGTTTACGGAGTAGAGATAGAGAAGACTCAAGAAGAATGGGATGCTATCTTTAAAAAGAAACCTGCTGAGAAAGAAAAGAAGTGAGGTTCTTTCAGATTGCCTTTACAATCCTTGGAATTATCTTTACAATAAATATTATACAAAATGCAATACTGTATAATAGTAGACAGCCTGTTTATGCTTGTGAAGAAGTAACTAAAGCAGACCCTATTGATGTACAGAAGATATGTAGTAGAAGATGGAGAAGAAAATGAGAAATGTTATAACAATGTTATTACTATGCTTCGCAGTTACAGCACAAGCACAGACAAGTACCACTGTCCTTATGCCTGATGGTACAATGTTGGTTTGCACGACAATCGGCACAATCGTAACCTGTACAAAGATTTAATGAAGACTTTAGTCCTTGATATTGAAACTAACTTAGCACACGACACAATTTGGTGCTGTGTTACTTTGCATAGAGAAACTCAAGAGATTAAAGTGTGGAAAGACAAGGAAGGTCTAAATGAATACCTTAGAAATGCAGATACCATTGTGGGGCATAATCTTATTGCCTTTGATGCCCCTGTTCTTAATCGTGTTTGGAACACTAAAATCAGGGCTGCCCAGTGTGCTGACACTCTCCTGCTTTCTCGGCTTAGCGATTCTAGTCGTGATGGCGGTCATTCATTAGATGCTTGGGGAAAAACACTAGGCTTTGAGAAGATTGAGTTCTCAGACTATGAAGGTGGCCTGACCGAAGAGATGATTACTTACTGTATTCGTGACGTAGAGTTGACAAGTAAAGTATACGACGTGTTATGGCAAGAGCTAGACAAGAACAAGATTAGCGATGAAGCAATCCAATTAGAATATGATGTTCAAGTAATCTTATCGGAGATGGAACGCAATGGATTCAAGCTCGACATACCTTATGCACAGACGCTGCTCTGTGAGATTAAGACAGAGATGGCGAGTATCGAGGAATCGTTACAGGACATCTTCCCTCCGATTGTTACGGAGCGTGTATCGGAAAAGACTGGCAAAAAACTTAAGGACGACGTGGAGGTCTTTAACGTCGGCAGTAGACAGCAGATTGCGAAGCGTCTTATATCGAAGGGATGGAAGCCTGAAAAGACTACCGAGAAAGGTCAAATTATTGTCGACGAGACAACACTTGAGAACCTTGAGATACCTGAGGCGAAACCTATAGCAAGATATTTAACGTTACAAAAAAGAGCATCACAGTTAGATTCATGGTTAGAAAAACTAGGAGAGGATGGGAGAGTTCATGGTAAAGTTATTGGTTTTGGTGCTGTCACTGGTAGAGCTACTCATTCTAGCCCTAATATGGCACAAGTCCCTGCAACTAGGGCAACACTTGGAAAAGAGTTTAGGTCGTGCTGGACGGTTGAAGATGGAAACGTTTTGGTGGGTGTCGACCTTAGTGGTATTGAACTTCGATGCTTTGCTCATTACTTGGATGATAAGGAATACATAAATGAAACAGTCAACGGTGATGTCCACGCTAGAAATCAGCAGGCATTTGGGGTTGAATCGAGAGACCTTGCGAAGACTGTCTTGTATGCGACTCTCTACGGAGCATCCTCAGCCAAGATCGCTAAAGTTATTGGTGCTTCTCAAAAAGACGGAGCCAAGATTATTAATAACTTCTGTAAAGCAATACCAGCGTATGAGAGGCTTAAATCGAAAGTTGAAAGGATTGCTGAGAAAGGAAGGCTACCTGGCCTTGGTGGTTATCAGCTTACGGTCAGGTCGGCCCATTCGTCGCTTAACACGCTCTTACAAAGTGCAGGGGCTATCATCTCTAA